ACCAATGATCTGACAGGGTGTACTAGGGCAAGTACAGACCCGGCCGCACATGACGATTTGTCTGTTGTTACCCCAATCGGAACTACAGCGACAACTGATAATAATTATGCAGCCACTGAGAATACTAGACGTTGGGCTATTACCAACCTTAATGGATTACTGATCGCAACCAACGGATACGATGCCCCGCAAATGTGGCCTCTTAACAGTAGTGGGGTTCCCTCTAAATTAATACCTCTCCGAGAGTTGCAGAACTGGAGTGTTGCTACTACAAAAGAGGCTGGCAACTCAACCAATAAGTGTGAAGTTATCCGCTCGTTCAGAACCTTTCTTGTTGGCCTTAATTGGAACAATGTGGTTGCTAGAAACAATGTAGAACCAAGGCTGGTAAAATGGTCTACAGAGGCATCTTACGGCTCTGCCCCCACAACATGGAATTCTATGGATGCAACTTTAGACGCGGGGGAATATGAGTTGGCTGATACTCCGGGGTCTATATTGGATGGTTTACCTCTAGGTGACTCATTCATAATATATAAAAATGATAGTATATATATAATGAACTATGTAGGAACACCCTATATATTTTCATTCAAATTACTAAGCCCAACTATAGGAGCGTTATGTAAGAACTCGGTAGTAGATTTTGAGGGAGGCCATTTCTTTATGGGTAACTCAAACTTCTATCTCTGTAATGGACAAACTGTAACTCCTCTTCTGACTGGCAAATTACGAAGATCAGTATTTGATGGGATTGTTGCTGGTGATCTAAGCGATCCTACATGGCAAAAGAGTTTTGTTGTGGCAGATCATGTTCATAAGGAAATTCTAGCCTGTTATGCTACAGAAAGTTCTAGTGTAGTAAACAAGGCTGTTATATGGAATTGGGAAAAGGATACGTTTACCTTTCGTGATTTACCTACGACCTCACATATTGGGGTAGGTATTTTAGCCGCGAATCCCGGCGGTAAATTATGGGACACCTCGACTCAAACATGGAATGAAGATTCTGAGGCATGGGGGTCATCAGATTATGATGCCCATCTGAAAAATCTTGTATTTGCTGACATAACCAATACTAAATTCTTTAGGGATAATGCCGGAAATCAGAAAGACACCGCCAACATGACCTCGTATATAGAAAGGTCTGGTTATGATCTTGGCGATCCTCAATCAGTAAAGTTTATATCTGCTGTATATCCTCAGATAGAGGTAAGTGGTAACAATACTGTAAATGTCTACGTTGGTAGACAGATGAGTGTAGAGGATGGTATCACATGGGAAGGCCCTATTGAATTTAACCCCAATACTCAGTCAAAGGTGTCATGCAGGGTAAGCGGAAAGTATTTTGGGTTTAAGGTAGAATCTACTACAGATGTAGATTGGAGGCTTTCTGGCTTATCCTTTGAATTACAGAAGAGTGGTCTAAGAGGGATAAGATCGTATGGTTGATGTCGCACCTAGTAAGGTTATAAAGTCTGTAAACAGATGGACTCCTAATCCTGCCCCTGTTAGCAATGAGAACCTTTCTGATTACCTCTTCCATGAGTTAAATAGGCTGTCAGATGTTCTGTTTAACTTGGATGTATTCAGGCTTGAACCTACTTTTAAAGACCCTCTAAAAAGCAGGGAAGGAGATATAAGATATGCGGCAGGGCATGGGACATCAGGCACTTGGGGTAATACGTTGGGCGCTGATGGTATCTATTGGTATAACGGTACTTCTTGGACGGCCCTCTAGCGCAGACATACACGGCAGCAGAGCCAGTTTCCTGATGGTAGATAGTAGGTGGATGACACTCAACTACCTACACCCTAACGCAGAGAAAAGTAAAATGAGAGCCGCCGCGATAGCAAACGGTGACACCCATATTTACTTGTACAGTCGCAATGGTGGGGATGGGTTCAACGCTGGCCCAGATTTTAATCTCTCCGTCATCACCCCTAAACCAGATTGGGAAGTACAACTGAACACATTGAATGCCGCAGGGTTAAGCCCGGTTATGTGGCTCACCCCTGACGATAGCCCAAGCATTACCTCTCAATCACTGGACGCTCAGAAGGCTCACTTCAGCGAGATCGTCAGCAGGTTTGATGACAAGGTAACAGGATATGTTACCTGCCTTGAATGTGATGAGTATTGGGATGCCGCGACAGTCAATGCTTTGGTCGCCCACTTAAAATCAATCACTGATAAACCAGTCGGGGTTCATCTAACCTCTGGTATCGGTGGACACAATGGGAATAAGGAATACTATGCAAACGCTGATTATGTCTACCTTCAGACTGGTTGGGATAAGACCCCCGCAGAGATTACTGCTATGGTTAAACAGGCGATTGCTGTCACAGGCAAACCGGTTGTTGCGTCAGAGTATGCGAAGGAGAGCCGATCAGCAGCGGCTAGGGCGTTAGGAGATGCTGCTTGTTTAGCGGGAGCCATAGGCACAGGAAACGGAAGATCAGTAGATTTCTGCGGTCAAGAGAAGAAGGTTCACTGGTACAAGAAATACGAAACGGAGATGGTCGTTGCTGGGGTCGCGATGGCAACCCTCTACGCCGTGTCTCGATTCGACCTACCCCTCCAGTTGAGAGCAACGGAGAGCGGTTATCAGATCGGAGCGATGAAGAAGATTGCCAAGAACCAGTTGATAGGTTTGAACTATAGAGATGACGGGGCAGTAATGACCTACTACAGGATTGAATTTTGAAAGCACAACTTGTTAAACCAGAAGATGTCGCTTACCTTTGGCAAGATGTTGCGCCAATGCTGGCTAGAGTTACAGAAAGAAGTGAAGGAGAGATGGAGCCTGACGATTATCTAGAAACCCTAACACAGGGTGCTATGCAGTTATGGGTTGCCACTGAAGACAATAATATTATTATAGCGATGGTTACTCAAATTATAGCATACCCACAAAAGAAAGTTCTCAGAGTTATTGCGATAGCAGGTGAGAAATTTATAGAAGCGCACAATCAGTTCAATGCCGTGATAGAGGCTTTCGCTATCAGAGTTGGTTGCTCCTCTATGGAACTGTGGGGTAGAAAAGGGTGGAAGAAAATGTTACCAGAATGGAAAGATTCATATATAGTCTTTACTAAAGACTTACAAGGGAGGATGCACTAATGTCAGGTGGAGGAAATTTTCAAGGAGACATGGGTCAAATGGCTCAGAATGCTTTTAGTTCAGGCACGGGGAACATGGGGTCTGGCGGCTCTAGTTCTTGGGGAGGAAACTATGGGCAGCAAACCGGGCAGCGTCCTACGAATAATTACTTTGGATTCCAAAATCCCATGAGTCAGTACGGAAATATGCCGGGTAATTATGGGTGGTCACCATCATACGGTTATCCTAATGGAGGGTATGGGTATAATAATACTCCTCCTCAACAGACTGCTACTAACACAGCCGCTACTCAGGACACCACAACGCAAGCCCCCACAGGGCCAACCGCTTGGGGTGATATGGGCAAAAACTACATGGATCAGGCTCAGAGGTTTGCTAACACTGGTCAGTTTGGCAGAGCAAGACAACAGATTAAGGCTGGCGGTGGAGACTGGGATGACTACTCCTCTAGACTAAGAACAGAAGCCGCAGCCAATAAGGATTATGGTGGCGATTGGGACTGGGGTAAAGCATCCTCCGATGATGTTGCCAGAGCGCAAAGTTTTTATAATCAAGGTATGATGGGTAGAGCAAAAGGTGTTATGGGTGACAACTGGGGGAAAACAGGAGGCCAAGTGATGCAGCAGCTTAGGGCTGAGTCAGAGGCTAACAAATACGTTAAAGGCGAAACTATGAACTTTGATTGGGGTAAAGTTGGTGCTGGAAGATTGGCGGAGGCTAAAAGGTTAGCGGCCGCTGGTAAAATGAGCCAAGCAAGGGATGTATTTTCGAGCGGTAAGAAAGGTGGAAAATGGGATAAAGGGATTCACCAGCAGATGCAAGCATGGCAGAAGGGGAATAAGTAATGGGCGGTGGAGGATCAAGATGGCGTGAAGAACAGGATGAAGTCCTAGACTTTGCTAAAAAACTCCATTACGACCACTCTCCCGGTGGTTCCCTGATTCCTGAAACGGATGACAAGGATGTGTGGGTTGACTGGAGAGATGATTTTGCTTCATGGAAAGACAAAAATGTAGCATTAGAAGATTCAGGTCAGGCATGGTGGCAGACCTATAAAGATGGGGAAGGCGGTGGTGGTGGGGGTACAGGAACACCCC